AAATCGTTTATATAAATGATTTTTTGTTCATGATCTATTTTGACATTATCTAAAATAGATTTAAATCCGAACGGTAAATTGTCAAAATCGTATTCTAGATAATGTTCATTATAAACTTCTATATTTTTAAATGTAGAAGCATCGTCTTGACCCAACAACTCTAATACTTTTTTATTCTTTCTGACTTCATTAACAGCTTCTACACAATAATCATATTCAGATTGATCTAAAACGATTTTATCACCTTTATTTTTTAAGAAATCAAAGTAGCTTTTAGTTTCTTCGGTGATAATTTTATTTAATCTTTGTTCATCTGTTTTTAGATTTTGATAGTAATTGATATCTTTCATAACATTTAAGATTTCTTCTTTGAAATCTTCTAAATCAGATACGGGATGCATTTCAGTTAAATCACGAACTCTGGAATATAAGATATCAATAACATCTTTAACAGTACCTTTTGGTGCTGTATTAGGGAATATAGTAAAATGTTCAGAGAATTTTTCTTCTTCTAAAAGAAGCATGTGAATAGCTTTCCCTTTAATCAAAGAAGGAGTGAGTATGTCTTCTTTATGTCCTAATACATAAAGCTCGTAAAATTTCTTAGGAGAATAAAGAAGTGTATTTAAACTACTATAAGAGAACCTAAAAGGTTTTTTATAAAACTCTTCTTCTAGTTTATATTTGGATTCGTTTATTAATTCTTCGAACATAAAAAAGATTTTGATATTTAGTTAAAGTTTTTCTTTTTAAACGGGATGAATTTTAGATTATTAAGTTTCAAGTTTTTATAATTCCCGTCTTTAGGAACAACAGATCCTCTTTTATTAAGATACTCAGGATGGAAACTTGTGAATATAAGTCTGTTGTAGGAGTAAGTTTTTTTACGTCCGTTTTTACATAACGAACATCTTACTATATACTTCGAACCTTTAGGTATGAAAACAGGTTTTATATATCTGTTATACTTTATACCGTATATTTTACCTAGGTTGCTTACTTTATATAAACCTTCATATCCAGGGATATCTACCCAAATTTCTTCAAGTTTATTTTCGTAAACAGAAATCGGTTCAGTATTTTTTAATTTTTTATTTCTGAAAATACTTGTAAAGTTTAACAGTAGCTCTTTAATTTTATTCATCTTCATCTTGACAAATATTTAATACATCTTTTTTAAAAAATCTAGAAATAATATTTTCATTATAAGTATCTTGTTTTAATACATCACACCGGATTTGATGTGATAATTCGGCATATGTCATATATTTTTTGTTATGACATAGTTCTAGAATTTCTCTGGAAAAGTTTTCTTTTCCGTATTTTTTAATATCTTCTTTAAGAGTTTTAGAAGAACCATAATAATCTTTCCAGTCAGATTCTTTTATTAGGTATTTATAAGTTTTTCTAGTACCTAATAGTTTCTTTTCTTTTTTAGAAATTCTAACTTTCCTTTTGTTTCTTAGAATCTTTTTACCGATATAAAATTTACCGGTAATAAGATTTGTAATTTTATACACAAATCCTACTACACAAGGATCAAAATCATTTAAATCATTTACAAATTTGTTATTATATATCCAACTCATTGAGCTTACTGTTTATTGATACAACAAGCTTTCTCATCACTACTGCCGGCCCATATTTTTTTACGGAATCGGAAATGTCTTTTTCCATTCCGATATAAACATGAGGAATGTTATATTTTTCTTTATACTTTCCCATAGCTTTCATTCCAGCATCGTCATTATCAAACATCACAAGTACTTTTTTGTATTTACTCAAGTACTGTTTCATAAGTTTATCTGAAATAAAGCTATTTTCACTATCTGGTGCAATAAGGTCTAAATTTAAATTAAAACTGGCAGTAGTCATTATATCTTTTAGACTACTGGTTATAACTAAATAATCTTTGTCGTTTAATTGTTCAGATCCTTGTAAATAAGATTTTACTTTTATAAATTTTTTATCAGGTTTTTTCGGTTGATATACTTTATACAGTTCACCGTCTTTAGTGAAGTATCCGTATATATAATTTCCGGATACATGAAAACTTTTATCCGGTTTACTCATAACATATCCTTCTAAAGGATATACATTATATCTTTTTAGTAGAGAAGAACCGATGTTATAAGATAACCAGTACGTACTATCTTCTTTTGTCCAATTTCTAATTTCATATTCTGTTACTTTAAACCGAGGATGTTCTTTTAAATTTTCGGTTTTATAACTTTCATTTTGATTATTGTATTCGTTAATGATGAGATTTACAGCTTCCGAAAAAGTTTTATTTTTAAGTAATTTCACCAAGTCTATAGCAGAACCTTGATGCCCGGAAGAAAAATCTTTAAATTTATAAGTGTTTTTATGTTTATCATAATAGATAAACATACTGGGTTTTGTATCTGAAGGATTAAACATGGATTTAATCCTTACGTTTTGTCCTGTTAATTTTTCTTTTAGATTACAATATTTTTCGAATATGTATGTTTGAGGTACTTCATTTATATTAGTTGCTAAATTTTTTGTAGTAATCATAGTGATTATAAAATAATAAAAAGTGTAGAGAAATTAATCTCTACACTTTTGTATAATTATACCATGAAATCACTCAAAGCATTAGTGGTTCCGTTTGTTGGAAACGGTTCACTGTTCAAGTCAAACGGAGCCGGTTCAAAAGAATCTACGCTTTGAGATTGTTGTTGTAGTTTGATGATATGAACATTCGGATCAAAGTTGATGAGATTGGTCTCGTCACCACCTTCTCTTACGTAAGCAGTTTCATTTCCGTTTGTTCTAGGAATGAAAAGGTTATATTGAATATAACCGTTCTTCTCATATTGTTTACCGGCAATAACCATTTTTAGTTTTTTACCTGCAAACAAAGAAGCTGCTTTGTTCATATATTCTTCTATGGTATCAGCTTGAATTTCATCTAATTCTTGACGAATATTCAAAGCTCCAGCCAACTTAGCTAAATCTCTAAGTATACTTCTGTCTCGATAAACTTGGATACCAGTTTTAGTTACAGAATCTGCATATTCATATCTTGACAGATTTACTCTTCCTATCTGTCCTTTGTAACGTCCTAGATTTTGATTATTAGGATCAATAAAGAATCCTTCAAAATCAGGACCCAAATCAGGTCCTTCTACATTCAACTGAACTCTATAAGCTCCGGCTTGAAAACCTGGAACTAATTCCATAGAGTTAATTCTTACTACATGTACACCTGGAGTTAAAGTTTTCGAACTGCTGTTTTCTGTAATGTTCTTAGTACTAAGCATATGTTATATATTAAGATTAGATAATTGGTGAAATAAATTAAGAAATAGAATTAAAACATTTTATGCTTCAACTAATTTAGAAGCAGGAGTTATATCAGAATTTGATTCTTCTAAATCGTATTTAGATATTGCTTCTTTTACGATTTGTAAAGAATTTTCTATTTCAAAGCTATCAAACATTCCCATGGGAGATTTACATGTATTATCTCCATTGTTATTGGTTTCAAATACATATCTAACACCTCCTTCTGGATTCTTTTTTACTTTAGCAAATAAAACTACTCTGAAGAAACCTTCAATTGTAGCTTTTTCATGCATGAGTTTTCCTATAGTCTTAGCTCTATAGATTTTCTTACCTTCTACATCGGTTCCTTCTTCTACATGAGTTAAGATAAATACTGTGAGATTGTTTCTCATTGTAGCAATGTTCCTTAAAATAGAAATTGCATGACCTCCTATGTCGTTGTATTTGTCGAAGCCTTTCTCGCTGATTCTGTCAAAAAATTCAAAAGCACTCATGAACTGAAAATCGTCTATAACAAGATTAGTGATTTCCGGTCTTTTAGTATTTACATAGTTCATTCCAGCTAATATATTAGCAGGTTTATGATCTATGTAGAGGTTTCCAGAAGGATTGTCCTTTGTCCAGAGTTTGTAATTTTTACTCCAACCCGGAAAAGGAAGTTCTTTTCCTGAAACATTAATGATAAAAGTTTCTTTCGGATTTAGTGTTCTGATGCTGGCTGATTTTCCACAACCAGATTCTGCTACAATTAATACTGATTTAGCCATGTCAAAAAAGTTCTTGATTAGTTTTCATTATTAAATCATTCAGCCATTTCTTTTTACTAACCGGTTTCTGCCATAGAATAGCAGCTAAATCGGTTATAGTCATTTTACTGTAGTGTTCGTCTGTCACTTCATCTTCTATTCTTTTTTCTTCTGAAGAAGATGAGATATTAAAGTTTAAAGAAGGAATTTTCTTTTCAATTTTTACTTCTTCTAAATCTGTCAACGGTACTGCATAAGACCCGGAAGGAAGTAATTCATAAATGTCCTCGTAATTTTCTCTATAAGAGAGTTTCCATAACCTTCTATTTTCATCTACCGGTTCTAAGTAGGAGTCTACAAATTCGATGAAAAATCCTTCTGTTTTTCTAAATTCAGAAGGAAAAACTCCTATTACATCCATGCCTTTAAATTTGAAAGCGTACTTCGGAGAAAGATTTGAATCCGGTACGTTTAATTCCATCAGAGTAGGTTTATGGAAATCTCTGATTTTCATTGTCTTTTCTTTCTTCTCCTGTGGTGTGAGTTTCGAAGAGGAAGAAGAAGTTTTTAATGTACTGATCATTTCATAATAATTGATTTGTTAAGGTATAAAGTTTATCTGTTGTTTAGTAACTCTTGAAGCGTTAGAATTATTAGTTCCGCTATTACTTCTAAGAGTAATCTTTCTGGTAGGAGGTGGAGGTATTTCTTTTATGCTCATGTTTTTGAATTCTGCTTCAAAGAAGCATAAACTATTTTCACCATTTCTAGCTTTTAGAAAATGTATAGCTAATAAATTAGGTGTGACTTCAAATTGTTCTGGACCATATGTATCCAAATTGTAAAGAAAAGGTCTGTTAATTGCAGCTAGTAAATCAGAGTGTTGCAGTAACGCATCTGCTCCAAATACATCTGCTGTTGTAGGATAATTTCCTACAGTACCCGGAACTTTTCTGTTTAGTTCTTCAATACTCCTATTCATTTGCGTAAGAATAATAAACATTACAGGAAGTTCTTTTTTCATTTTTGTAAGCTTCTCTCCTAAATCATATAACACATCTAATTTATCTTTATCACCAGGAGATTTAGCTACCAGAATACTATGGTCCAATGTTACTATCGTAGGTTTTTGAACTTCTATAATAAAGTTCTTAACCTCTCTTTCTATCTGTGATACAGTAAGAGGAGTATCGATTTGATAAATATCTAAGGCTATACTTTTTTTAGTATGTGCCCATATTTTATTCAAATCTTCATCAGGTAATTTACTGTCTACAGATAGTATCTCTTTGTAACTTTTGTTAATTACTGAAGAGAATTCTCTTATTCCAGTGCTTTTTGAAGTCATTTCAAATTGTAAATCCAGTACTGCAAAATCTTCTGTAGGATTTAACTTATGAGCATTCCTGGTAATTTGATTTACTATTAACGTTTTACCACTACCAGGTCTACCGGCTATTGTTACAATGGTATTCCATTCTAACCCTCCAGTACCTGCTTCATTAAATTTAGCCCACGGTGTTCTGATAGATTTGATTTTACCATCTCTTCTATCTACAATATAATCGTAAGCTTCTTTGTGTATTTCAGATATATGCTTCCACAATCGGTTTGCTGAAGCTTTAGGTATAGCAACGGCAGCTTGTTCTTCAGAGTTTCCAGAATTGTTAAGTAAGAGATTTTTATAAATCTCTTTAGGATCTGTATACCCTGTGTCATTTATATTCTTAGTTGTTAACATCTACATTCTTTTCAATTTTATCGTTTAATATTTTAAGAGAGTGTTCATACCCCTCTATTTTTCCTTTTTTTAAAGAAACATCTATAACATTTAGTAAGCATATTTTAAATGCTTTTTCTGTCACAAATCTTACGTCAAGATTTTCAATATTCAGAATTTTTTTAATAGGTTCTGGTACTTTAATTGTAACTTGATCAAATAATTCAGAGCTCATTTTAAAGAGTTCTTTAGCAGAAGCTTCATCAAAACAAAATGTTTTGAAACTTTCTGAATTCATGATGTCTAGATCATCATTGTTAAAAACATAGTCCTGAACTTCTTGAGTTTTGTTTTCCATTCTTAATAGAGTTTTATAAAATTTTATAATTTCCTTGATAGTTTTGATTTATCGGAACATAATCGTCATTGACAATCATTTCACAATAGTCAGCAAGCAGAGATTCATTATTCTTATTAATAAAATTCCCTGCGGTTTTCATGTATTCGTAGTTTTTACTTTTATATTCTGCTACATACAAAGTAGCAGCGTCTAAAATGATATCCCAATCGTATTGAGGATATTTAATTTTAAAATTCACAAGCTTATCTTTCACTTCTCTAAAACTAGTTCTTGCAGGTTTACCGTGAGGTAATTTTCCTTTTGGGAATATGAGGATGAATTCTTTCACTTTAGATTCAAATTCATCCGTAACTATTTTTTCAGCTTTTCTTCTATTCTTTTTAAAAAGATTATCTACTTTTTCTAGTAAATTCAAAGCTTTGTCAGTTAACTTATTATCCGGAGTTATCCAATCATTCTTCTTACAGAATTCTATCTCCTTTTCAGGATTATGTATCAGATTATCTAATCTCCTATTATGAAATATATAATGGAGCAGAAGTAACTGATTGAACGTCAAGGAGTTCTGGGTTATCATCTGTATCAATTCCAGCATAATTCATTTCTTTAAGCTTTTTGTTAATTAAATATTTAGCTTCATTGTATAACTCAGTTATGTCATCATATTTTTGAATATTCAGTTCTATTATCATTTTTTTTAAATGAAATAGAACAGTACTGTGATTTTTAAATTTGCATTTCTTCATTATTTCCAAGCTGTTGTACCCTAATTTTTTAAGGAAATAACAGTACAATCTTCTAAGCTTTACAATTTCTCCTTTACGTCCTTTCGAAAGGATACTTTTGTATTTCTTTTCGTGTGTTTGAGGAATGAAAGAATTTAAAACTTCTAAAACAACTTCTGCTTTGATTTCTCTATCGTCTTTGACGATAGCATCTCCAATTTCAATATTCAGATCTCTTTTAAATCTGTTTATAAAAGCAGATCTAAAATGTTGAAGAAATAGATTCATCTCAAGATTATAAGTAAATGTGTTCATATCTTATATGAAAATCAGTTAGTTATAAAATTAAATAGAGAATTACGTTATAATTTATTCGTAAAACTACACATTTGTTTGTAATTCTACAAATAAATCTATAAAAAAAAACGTAATTCTCTATATTGAGAGAAACTATTTACTTACTATCATCCTTCCGTAATCATTTACTTTGTTGATTTTTTCACCGTCAAAAATGATAATTCTTCCTCTATCGTTATAATATTTTATAACGTCTTTATCAAAATGATAGAATTCCGCACCTTTAACTCCTATAAAAGTGACATAAGGTGAAGTAATGTAACAATGATCTTCAGCGTCTGTTAAAACGATAGCATTAACTTTTCTTGAATTTGCATGTTGTACAACAGATGTAATATTAGTTCGACCACCGGAATTTAAAGAAAGAATATCAACAAGTCTTCCTTTAGTAGGTATCACTTTATCTTTAAATTCATAAATCTCATTTAAAATATTTATTTTTTTCAGGTGGTATACAAAAGCTTTTGCGAATTCCATCTTCTCTAAATTGAGAAACCCGCACAATGCTGACATACTACCTGATGTGTCGATGTAAATATTTATTTTCCCTTCTTTTATTACATTTTTACTTAGAAGGTCTTCAAAGAAAACTTTTCTTAATTTCGGATGTAAAAACTCTATGTTTTCGATTTCGTTAAGATTCTCGGAGAAAAATTCATACTCTGTTTTTTCTTTTATCGAAAAAGAATTTAGAGTTTTATCTAAGAGTTTCTTTATAACAGGTTTTACACTGTTAATATTCATCACGATGTTACGATACTGATCATGTAAATCTTCTATAGTAGCATGGTTTAACAATTCAATATCTTTATTTTTCTTATTTTCTAAATCCTTCCATAAATTTTCTTGCTCTTCTTCTGTAAACATATCGTCTATTTTATTAACTGTTTCTACAGCATCGTTCATTAATTTATCGAATAATGGATCTTTTTTTATAATTTCATTTATAATATCATTTTTATCTGTTTCAGATGTTTCTTCACTTTCTCTTTTAATTCCATTCCCATTAGAATTTGAATTATCAGATGAGTTATTGTTTTGATGATCGATGTCAGTATCGTTTTTATTGTCATTGTTTTCATTGTTTCGATCATCGTTTTTTTCACCTGAGGGTGAAGTATTTTGATTTGATTTTTTATCATCAAAATCGTTAGAAGAATCTTCTGCATCTTCTGAGTTAAGATCATTCATTAAACGTTCAAAAGATTCTTTATCTGAAAAAGAAAGAAGTGATAATCTTAATAATATATATTGTAAAAAATGATTAGTGAAAATAAAAGATTTTATATAACTATTTTTAGTCATTATTTTATAATAAGGATTATTGATCATTTCAATGATCTTATATCTAGCCTTATTATATTTATTTCTTCTTTTAAAAGATAATTTTTCAATATCTTTGTTGAAGATGTTGAAGATGTCATTAATTAAATGTTTAGGAAAATCATCTTCTAAAATATTATTCATTCTTATACATAAACCAGATATACTTAGGTTGATGCCTTTTGATGCATTTATAACTTGTAATGCATTTACAATCGGATCGTTATAATGAAGTTTTCCGTTTTTATATAAGTTATCAAAATATTCAAATACACCCTTTTTCAATCTCCTTTCATCCGCATTATGTAAATACGGTTTTATCAGTTCTTCTCTTTTTCTAAATTCTATATTATTAAAAAGAGAAGGAAGACTGTCCGAGTTAACGGACAGCCTCCCTGTTTGAATTTCTCTAAGTATATTACTTGTCTTTTTGTAACGAGCCATAATTTTACAATGATTTAAATAAATTATGATACTACAGGTTCTTCTTTAACTTCAGCAGCAGGATGTTGACTTAGAACATATTGAATAGATTGTTCAATTTCCTGTAACTGCGTTTCATCTATTTTACCGTTTCCGGCATGTCTTTTAACAAGTTCTGTGATGCTTTCTATTGCCGCATCAAGAGCTTCTTTTGTATCAAAACTCCATAGAATTTCAATTTTGTTATGGATTTCCTTTAGTTCAGGAGATTGAAGTAAATCTAGAAGTTGTCTTCCTGCTTTATCATCTATAAGTATGGTAATAGTTTTTACCATAGCTCTATCAATATTTATATTCCAAATTAAACTTACCGTTTTTATCAAATTTGGAACAAAAGTTAGAGTTCTATCTGAAAGATCTTTGTAAGCTACGTCTAGAAACTTATTTAATTTTGAAACAGGAATTTGAACTTTATTCAAATCTTCAGCAGTAGGAAGTTTTATTTCAATTTCCTTAGTAAATTTCTTATCTCCGTTTTTATAATATTGAAGCATTTCTGTAGCTCCAATTCTTTCAACATTCATTTTCAAAATGAATCTATCCCAAAACGGAGAACCTTCTTCCTCTTTAGGAATTTCGTTACAAGTAGCTACAAATAATTTCCATTTGCATGGGATTTTTTCTTTTCCGTTAAACAGAAGTCTTTCATTCATAATTCCTAGAAGAGAGTTTCTAATTTGAGGTCCAGCTTTATCAACCTCATTTATAATTACAACTTCAGCATCTGCTGCTGGAGTATTAAGTTTGTAATTATTTTTCTCAAATAATTCTTTAAAATCCGGAAGACCTTTTATCTCAGAAGGTTTAGTTCCTTCATCTGTTTCTAGGATAAATACATTATTTATAAAGTTCTTTTTAGCTTTTATTATTTCTTCATCGGTTTTAGCTCCATCTAACATGAACGATTTAGTGTAATCCAATACAGTTCTTGTTTTAGCTGTTCCCGGTACTCCTTTTAATAACAGTGGAATACCTGTTACTTGAGAAAGAGCAATCATTTTAAATACTTCTTCTTTACCGATAAGACATGTAGTAATTTTCATGGTATAATTAATTTTTAGATTATGAAAAAATTATTAATTAATGTGATGTAATTAGATAGAGTCGAAAATGTTTAATGTTTCAGTAGACGGTTCTGTAGTTTCTATTTGTTGAGATACAGCCTCAACTTTTTTCATTTCTTCATCTTTTTTTGACTTCATTTTACTGTTTACAGTTTCAGTATCGTCTATTAAAACGATAGTGTTAAATACAGGTTCTGCTCCTATGAGCTTAGGGTGTTTTTTAATAGTAAGTACATCGACTCCTTTAATCTTGTATTTTTCCTGTATCGAACCGTACCCTTGGTCTTCTTTTTTTAACCAAGTCATTCCGTTTTCTAAGTCTTTAAGAATCTGACTAATAGTTACTTCGATTGTTGTCGTTTCTTTGTTCATTACTTCTTTTTTTAATTACCAAATGATTTCTTTTTTGTTTTGTTCTTTTAAGTGTTGATTGATTTTATTAAAAACGTTTTGACAATCCCATTCTTTTTTACCGTAAGGATGATCTAAATAATATTTGATTTTGTCATCTCCTATATTCTCATCCCATTTTCTAGCTTCTTTTCCTATGAACACATAGATTACATCGGGATTTTTATTATCCAACATATCAAATAAATAAGCTAGAAAGTCTTTCCAGATATATGCGTGATGCATACCGGGTTTTTCTACCCTTGTGGTCAATGAGCTGTTTAATAATAGCACTCCTTGTTTAGCCCATCTAACCAGATTGTGACTAGGATTGTCTAATTTATTTTCGTAAACCGTTTCGTTTACTTTTGAAATTACCATCTCTGATACTTTATCCGGTTTGATTCCTATAGGGGTAGACAGTGCTAATCCATCTGAACAATCTAAAAATGGAGACGGTTCTTGGTAAATAAATACCACTTTTAATTCTTTATAAGGGCAGTATTCAAAACAATTAAATACTGTTTTTAAAGGTGGTGTAAATCGATATGAATAAAATTTCACCTCATTATTTAATTTTTCAAGAATCTCATCAAGACCATCATGGTTCAAAAAACCTTTTAGAATTTCATTCCATCCGGATTTTTGAAATTTGGCTATGATCTTTTTTTTGATTTGTTCGTTTGACATTTTTTTATTATATTATAGTATGGAAAATTTAAAAGGGATTTACGTTAAAGCAGACGCTTTAATTCCTGTGGAAATACCAACTCCTCTTTTAGAGAGGATACAGAGAGTTCTTGTTTATCTTTTAATAAACAAGGACCAAAAAGAAATAGAGTCTTTAAAAGAAAGATTATCAAATTCTGATCCTAAAGAATTTGATGAATCTACTTTTGAATATCAGATTCTAACTCTACTTTCTTTGATTAAAATGATTGAAACTAAAGCTATTGAATCAGGCATGACTATAGAGAAACCTATTGAATAGTATGTCCAATTTTATTACCTAATTCAGTACAAGCAGTAATAGCATTTGCTAATTCTTCTGTACTGCAATCTGCAAAACTCTTACATAAAAGAAAAGCTTTTCCATCTGTTCTTTTCTTTTCCATACATAGACCGGCTTGTTCTTTTACTAAGAGTTTCATTTCTGAAAACGAAAATCCCGTTATTTTAGATAACTCTCTTATCATAGCGTGGACTTTAGCTAATTGAGCTAAAGTCCCGTTATCATTTAACTTTTCTACATATAAGTCCACTACATCTCCTTCTTTGAGGAAATTTGCAAAATTTTGATATTTATCAGAGTCCTCTTTTCTGTAATGGACTAATTTTCCATTCTGTTTTTTAAGTTTAATATGAATCATCGTCGTAAGGATCAAAAGGGTAAATTTCAAAAAAAGGTTCTGGTAATTTATCAACACTCTCAAAACTTACTAGTTGTTTTAAATCGTCAATTGACATAACAACATCTTGAGCAGCTCCTTCTTCATCTGCTCCTAAAATTAATCCGTGACCGCTTAATACTTGGTCACAACCTTTTATTGAGAAAGCTCCTATAGGTTCTTTCAACAATCCTTCGTCATCTACATATAAAGTATCTCCTTTTTTTAAAGTACTAGGATACACTAATGTGAATACATCACATTCAAGGTGATTTACAATATTATCTACCATATCACCATCTATTTCGACATAGTACATTTCTTTTTTTCTAACATCTATTTTTATTGCTTTCATGCTTCTTGTTTTTTAGTAGTATCTATTACTTTTATTTTAGTAGGATCCAATCTGTTTAATGCTGATCCTACCCACATTTCGTCTACAGTCCCTTTGTAACAAAGGACGTGACATGTAGCTACTTCATCCGGAGATAGTGATAAGATTCTTCCGAATTTTTGAAAACCTTTAGCACTATTTCCTGAATAGAAATGAGTAATAATAGCTTGAGATAAATCTTTGATGGTTATTCCCTCACTTATTTGTTCTATACATGATAAAACTTTTATTTCTCCTTTTTTAAATTTTTCCAAGTTTTCTTTATTAAGAGGATTACCTGAATAATATCTATAAGGAGAAAGAGTGTTAGCATGTTCTTTACTTCCCGCAAATACAATTACTTTTTCGTCTATTTCATTTATCAATTTCTTAGCATATTGAATTTTTGTTTCAAAATTCAACATAGCTCTCATTCTATTGATAGATATTATAGACTTTTCTTTTTGAGACAGTGAGCTTTCAACTCTTGATGTCCAATATTTGTAACTATCATATTCAGACGTATGAAATGTCTGACCATTTTTCATTTTTACTTTTAAAGTTTTTTCTGTATTTAAAGGAAGTAAATGAACTATGATTCTGTAGTCATTCAGAATACCGTCTTCTACAGCATCGTCTGTTAAATATTCAAACACTATAGGAATATATTGTTTTATCATTTTACCTTTATCACTATAAGGTTTAGGAGGAGTTCCTGTAAGTCCTAAAACCTTACAGTTACATGATAACACAAAACTTAAATGATGAGGTTTGATATTATGAATCTCATCTAGTACTATAAAGTCATATTCCTTACTTTTTTTAGTTAAGGATAAATATGTACTGAAATCTATATTGTATAAAAGTTCTTCCAATCCGAACTTTATTGCGTTATCTTTCCACTCATCAAAGATTTTTACCTTAGGAGCTACAATTAATATTCTAATAGTATTATCTTTATCGTATTCTTTCTTAAGTCTTTTTAGAGCTGTATAAGTTTTTCCAAATCTCATAGACATAGCAAGTGTACATCTATGATATTTCATTGATACTTCTACAGCTTCATTTTGTTTTTGTTCTCTTACATTTTGTGTCATATTAATAAATCATAAATTCATTTGTTTGAATTGTGTTTGACAATTGATTTTTCTTTTTATCATCTTCAAATGCTTGAAGTCTCATTCTCATTTTAAGTTGTGAGTTTATCATCATCACATTACAAGCTATAGCTTCCAGATGACCGAATATTCTTCCATCATCTTCATAATTACCTTTCATTACTTCTATAACGTGTCTGAATAATGCTTGTGATAAATCTTCTATACTTTGAAGATTATTTTTCCAAGCATAAGCTTCATATTTATGCTTATTGGATCTCATTCTTTCAGCCATCTGAGTAATGAATGAGAAATCAAGTTCGTACATCAATTTTCCTTCTTTTTCTTTTTCAATATTTTTACTTTGTTCCATATATGACATTTAACTTTCTGTTTTACTAACTTTTAATTTCATTTCTATGAAAATAATAGGAGAGAGGTCTCTTACCTCTCTCCAAAAGGTTATTTTAACTCATAATAATTTTGAGGAAGAAAACCCCACTCGATTAATTTTTGTTCTATGTCTTTACGAGTTACACCTAGTTCTTTAAAAGTGAGAATACTATTATCCCATTTATTATATTTTATCTTATGACTACAGAACTTATCTACTAATTTTGATTTGTGAAATAAAGATTTGAGAAAACCATTTACAAGATTTTCTATTAGTTCGAATTTCCAGTAAGTAAGTCTTCTCTGAACTTTTAAATTTTGGTACTTTATTTCGATTTTTTCTTTAAATGGTAATTTTTTCAGTTCTTCAGGGCTGTAATATTTAAGTCCATGAACTAAATTTGAATACAAAATATTCTGCGTTTTACTTCTGTAGAGTTTGTCAGACATAGACTTTCTTTTTTTTTGTGGTAAAAATATATAATTAAGCGTAATTCTACAAAAATATGTAGAATAAATAATAGAATTACAATTCAGCTTCTTCCGGTACTTCTATGTTTTTTAAAACTTTCATAGCTGATATAGCATTTTTTATATCTTCAACATTGTCATGTTCAATCAGCTCGTCTTGTTCATTTAGATTTGTTGTAAAGAAAGTATCTCTATAAATAGGACAACCATCTACACAACAAACTACACCGGTATCTCCAGCATATTTCATATGTTTTTCTGGATTTTCTTCATAAAAAGGAGTAAGAGATTCTTTTACAACAATTTTTCCGACAATTTTATCTCCTTCTTTATAGTTCATTTGTTTTAAGTCTTCAACTTTACCTTTTATCAAGGCACTTCTCTTTTTAACTTTTAACCAACCTCTATTATCGATTTCATAATTGTAACTTTCAACTCTTATCCATCCGTACTCCGGATTATTTTTGGAAATCCCAATTACATTACCTAGAGCATCTGCTGTTACTGTTACTGTTTGTTCATTTGTTGTTAACATGGTTTTAACATTTTAAGGTTAAACAATAAAAAAGCCCGATCATTAACGATCGGGCGTGTGTTATTTTAGATTATTAATTTTATTCTTCTATATCCAAGTCTTTAAATTTCTCACTTATATCGATTTGATCTATTTCTTTAATATCATCTTCAGTTATATCATCCTTTTCAATTCCGTCTAATAATACAGAATCGAACCAAGGATCGTTCATTTCTACTCCATAAATTATTTTAGATTCTAATTCCTGTAATTCATCATCTGTCATCTCCAAAAACTTTTCTACAGGTATATCTATTATTTTTCCATTTTTCAGTTGATAGATCATAGTGTGTATTTTTCATAGCTAGTTGATACACACTATAATACAAAATATTTATAGAATAATTTATAGAGTTATGAAAATTCTTTTCAATATAGGGCTATATCCTATTTGTCTTTTTTGAGCGTTTGTTTAATACTGTTTTAAAATAACTTGATACTCTCTCAATACTTTTTTGACAGAGTACTCTGTTTAATTTTAATTCCTTTTTTAGTCTGTTTATTTCGGATTTTAATTGTTCATTTTCTTTCGATACAGCATCGAAATGTTTAATTTTTCTTAATACATTCATATGTTTTTTGTTATTAAAATTTAATATCTATTCCTTCTTTACTTATATCTATTTTGTTAGGTACACCTGTAATTTCTACAGTTATACCGTTAATTACGAACTTATAACTGATTTGTTCTGAATTAATCTCTTCGGATTTTTCTTCTTCTTTTTCTTTAGAAATTTCTTTAATCAGATCTTCTATTTTAGGAGCGTTGTTAGGTTTCCTTCCGCTTATGGAAGGGAAATTTAAATTTTCATTTTTAACAAAATCAGATTTATATTTGTGAACTGTTGATATCGAAATATTAAAATATTTCGCAATATCATCAGGGTAAGCTCCTTTAATTAAAAGGATTTTTAGAAGTTCTATATCCTTTTCAGAAAGCTTATTGTACTTTTTGTGCATGATTATTTACTGATTAATGGTTTTTACAAATATAAAATAATTTTTCATAGTTTAATGGGTTATAGTTTATAATTAAATTATATGTATATTTATTTAGTTTTCACTAAATTATTAAAAATCGGTGGTAATGTATTTACTTTCTGCATCAACCACGCATAATGTTTAAATATGGTTTTGGGATTATTTCCCATCAAATAAGCGGTTTCCATAATGTTTAATCCAAGATTAATACATCTAGAACCAAAACTGTGCCGAGCTGCATATAAATTTCTTTTGGGAATGTTTAATTTTTCTAAAACTGGATAAATAATTCTCCGAGCAAGATTTTGATCGTTTATAGGTTTTCCTTTAGGGGTTACAAAAACTAGATCTTCTGGATCTCTATCTTTTATAATAGGTTTTGTTATTTCCTTTAAATCTTCAGTAAAAGGGAGTAATCTATTGAGTCCAGTTTTTGTAGATTTAACTTCTCTTCTATAAGCTTTTCCTTGTATTCTAGCTAATGCTCTATCAATAATTATTATAGAATTATCGAAATCTAAATTCTTTATAGGAAGACCTATAATTTCTTGATTTCTTA